TTTCCAAGTTTTACAAGAGGTCTATTTGTTTTGGGATCAATTTCCTCCCATCTACCTGTCTTCTTATTCTTTCTATATTTTCTCTGTTGTCCATCAGGACCATCAATATAAACATCATCAAGAGCGTCTGCAACTCGTGCAGTTTTATCTCTATAAAAATCTAACCCCAGTAAACTGAGGATAGCATCCATAGTACCGAATGGATTGAGTAATAATGCCATTCCTCCAATGGCAGTCATGATCTGGAACAGACCACTTACTCTTTCACCAAAAGTACTATCTTTTCCGAATGTTTTACTTATACCAGGTAGTAGATTATCCGCAACTAACCATTTAGTAAATCCAGCAATCTTGTTAAAAACAAAACTTGCTTTCTGGAAAAACGTAACAAGTTTTTGTCTATTCTCAGAATTACCAACCCATGCTAAAATTTCTTTTACAACTACAAGACCAATAAGTTTAAGGAGAAACTTACCCGCTATAAGTGCAAGACCTTCTAATCCACCAAACAGTTTACTGAATAAACTATCTGCTTTCTTCTTATCTTTACCTTTTAATTCTCCTTTCGCCGCTTTGGCAGACGCACCTGATAATGGTTTCTCCGCTCTTTCCTCAGCAAGACGATCTAATTCTCTTCTTTTTCTTCTTCTTTCTGCGATAACACGCAGTTTATCATTCTCAATCAGATTAATTTCAACCTTCTCCATCGACTTTAAAGTCGATTGTATTCCTTTCAGAGAATATTGAATTCCTGCAAATGCTTTTATGTTTGCTCTCGCTGCATGAACAGCAACAGGAGACATAGCTGACGAGCTACTACCCCCCTGTCCTGTTAGTTTATATGCATCGATTCTTGCCACTTATCTTCTTTGGTTTTGCTGTTCTTGCATTCGCCTTTGCTCTTCCTTAAGGAAGTCAGTCAACATCATAAGATATACGTCCTTTTCCCAAGGCATCAACTCCTCTATATACTGGATGTCCCATTTGTGATGGTGCATCAATGCAAAATTGGTCTGAAAGTAATTCTCCAGAGTATTGTGGAGGAGTGCTATGCGAAAAAACTTGCTAGACCCTCAAGTTCAACCTCACTTTCAACACCAGTTTCTGGATTCGTTACCTTCAAGGTATACGCTAACTTAGGCATTGTTTCAAAGAACTTTTGAATCTCTTGGAATTGAGTAGAAGTCAAAGATTCAAAGAATTCAGCAATTTCCGCTTCAGAACTATCAGCACAGTCATAAACTTGCTCAGTATCAGCAATTGTTTTAATACAACTTGCTGCCATTTTGAAGATTTGCTCAACACCCTGATCTTCAGATTCACCGATATTCATTTCAACAAAGGTATCCAGGTTCGGATACTTCATGGTAATAATGATACTGTCATCCAGTTTGATTTCATTCTTATGACCTCTGGTTTTCTTGACTTTGATGTCATCCAAAGGAATTTCTGCTTCAACTATAGTTTCATTGTCATCAGGACAGGTAACCTGAACATTTACAGTTTCACCAACAGATTTTGTGCGAATTTGAAGGAAGACATATTCAATATCAAAAGTTGCTAAGTCTTCAACATTTGCGATATCAGTACAATCTTGAATGATCGTTTTAATCGCTTCAAACAAACCATCTTGTCCACCCGTTTCAGTTGCAACCAGAAGAAGTTTTTCTTCTTTCACAAGGAACGGTCTAAAGTTCACGGTCCTACCATCAGAAGGTAGTTTCATTTTGTATTTCGGGGCGTTTAATTTAGGTAATGCCATAGGGGAATCAATTCAGTAATAGTATTTAGGGGGTTATCATCGGTTCTTTTCAGTTAAGAAATCACCGAAACCTTCATGTCCTGGGAAGTCTCTTGGGTCGGTTTTAACCTTTCTAGTTTTATTGATGTCAGGACCATCGTTATAGAATTTATAACGTTCATAAGAAAATGCAACTGTAAATGTCGCAAGTCTTGGTTCTGTATTATTTAACTGCATAGAACCAATGTTTGTAGGGTATATATTCCTGAGTTCATAAACAGATCTCAGTTTAGGCATTCTCTGCTTTTCTCTAAGTTGTCTTTGAGTAGCTTTACTACCACCCAAAGTCATCTTTCTAATTAAACTACTTGCTCTTGGATCTACTTCTTCATCTGCTCTTATTCCACTGCCAAGTTCATATTTAAAAATTCTTAATTCTGGGCAAACATAATTTTCATAATAATCAATATATTGATCACCATCGCCAGTAATACTAGCAATCCATCTTTCAAAGATAGCACGAGTTAATTGATTTCGAGGAGTAACAAATGTGATGCTAATTTGACTAAATGCCTGTCCAGTAGCGTACTTGTATGGAACACCAACGTTAGAAACTTGCCCAGTAGTTAACTGTTTACTCGGTAAGTTAACTGCTTGAGCATAATAATTCAATATTTGATGGGTTCTACCATTACCCAAGTTATCGAATCTTTTTACATTAAATTTATCGAAGTTTGCAGGAGTGTTAAACCTAAGATACCATAAGTTTGTAAGGCTAGGAGAATAGTCACCATTTTTGAGAAGCATAAACATCTCATCCTGGTACATGTATCCACCAGATTCTCTTACATTTTGTGGGATAGACATTATACTTTAAGTTCCTTTTCTGTTATTAACATAAATTCCCAATTTTGGTCCTTACAAAACTCTTCTGCCGCTTTCCATTTTGCTTTGTTAACACTCCAAGTAACGACCTCATTAATATAACGTTTAGTCATTCGTTTTTGTGTTTTGGGTTCTTTAGTCTGTTTAAGCGGTTTTACCTCAACTAGATATTTCCTATTGCCAATTTTAACATAAAAATCTGGAAAATAGCGATGCCGTTTTCCATCAACAGGTGAAATATAAGGGATAATGATTTCTTCACTGCCCCATTCTTGAACAGAAGGAGTAACATCGCACCATTTCATAAATTTATACTCCCATGAGGAGCGATAAATCACGTTACTGGAGTCACCTTTGTACTTACGAGGAAAGCTAGGTGTATATTTACCCTGATATCTCATAAATAAATAATGATTACACCTTATTTAGGCATAACGAGTGGCAGTTTTTAGATATCCATTGAAACACCCTAATGCTGGTTTTAACGATGATGAAGGTTTGGTAGAACAACCAACTGAAGCAGTTGATTATCTGATGCTGCGTAGAGAACGTTATAAGTATGAAGATAAGAATGTCCCTGCTTTCTATAGCAGAAGAGTTCCTGGCAATAGTGCCAAGTCTAAAGAACATAAGGACAGGTGCTATATTGCGATGCCACCTCAAATCGCAACATCATATACACCAGCATTTAGACGTGCTGATATTGGTGTAGGTGGTATATCTGCACTGGGTATGATGGCGGGTGGTGATGATTTTACCGAAATGGCAAAAGCACTACAAGATGGTGCAAAAGCAGCAATTCCAGAATTCTCTACTGCTGCTGTATTATCAATGATCAATGCAACTAATCAATTTGTTGGATTGCAAGGTCAATTGGATTTAAACTCGATCAAAAACTTACAATCGGGTCAAATTTTCAACCCATATAGTGAGCAGATCTTCCAAGGTGTTGGATTTAGGACGCATAACTTTGCTTTTAAGTTTTTTGCTAGATCTGCAGAAGAATCCAGAGAAATTAGAAGAATTATCAACTATATCAAAATTGGATCCTTACCCAGAATTAAATCTGGTGATTTTGACGATTTCTTTATTAATACCAGAGACGAGTTTGATCAACCAGGCAAAAAAGCAGTTAAAGGTAAGACATTTGGCGAAGATATCTTCAGAAAAGAAGGATATGATGATATTTTCGCCAAAATCGATGATAGTGACACCGTTTATAGTAATCTCAAAGGTAAAGCATTCGACAACTATGCTTCAAATGACCGATACTTCAATATTCCCGATCGTTTCCAACTAAGATTTGTTCGTTTTGGAAGAGGTGATTCCAATAAGGATTTCAATGGATTAGACCCAGATGATAGAAGAGATTTACACTTTAAAATGTATCCTTCAGTTTGTACTGGTATTCAAGTTAATTATACGCCAGATAATCAGTATGTTGCATTGAAGAGACCAGACCGTCGAGGTTTGGACGTTCCCTCTGTTGTTATGACATGTTCATTTGCAGAAACTAGACTTCTCACCGCAGCAGATGCTGCAGCAGGATATTAATGGCTTCTTATTTTTCATATTTTCCAAATGTTTATGTCGGTGAAGGTATTGCCGATGATGAACAATTTAAATATCGTCTAGCAAAAAATATATTCAGACGATTAAAAATTAGAGAAGACATGCAGCAATATGTCTCTCTGACAGAACTCTTTACCATACCCGATGGACTTAGACCTTCAGATGTGGCAATGCGATTTTACTCAGACCCATTCCTAGATTGGATTATTCTACTTTCTAATAATATTACTGATGTCTATGAACAGTGGCCAATAGAACAGAAATTACTGTATCAAAGAGTTACTCAAAAATACGCCGATCCTGATGCTATTCACCACTGGGAAACTCAAGAAGTGATCTTAGAAGACGAAAACATTGTCTTTATGGAAAAAGGTAAGATTGTTAATGAGAGTTTTAGAGTTGTAATGCCAGATGGTACTCAAAAGACAAAGAACGAGTCAATATATCCAGTAACCAACTATGAGCATGAAGAGTTTGAGAATGAAAAGAAGAGATATCTTCTCCTTCCTACTCCACCTATCGTTGAATTAATGCTCACCGATATGCAGAGCAAACTCGCTTATGCACCACATCCTGAATTAGATGAATTTGGTGATAAGAAGACTGAACTCAGTATCATTTCTAGATTCTTGGATCAGGCAGGTTATGTTAGTGGTAGTGTGACTGTAACTCAAGGCACTCAGGCAGTTACATCGTTCGACTTCGGTCCTGCTGGTGCTTCTGGATCTGCGACTAAACTGGTTGGATATGTTAATGGTCAACCATACTATGGTCCATTCCATGTTCACCCAGAAACAGGAGTGAAGATGGTTGGTGCTGTTCACGTTGATGAACCACATGACACAATCTATGATACTGTTGAAGAAAGTTTGAATAGAAGAAGCTCGGTAACTACTGCCGCCGCATCTACAGCAACTACATCAACTACGACTACTACAACGTCAACCAGCACCTCCTCTAGTTCTTCATCTTCTAGTTCTAGTTCTTCGTCCAGTTCTTCCTCTTCGAGTTCTAGCGGGTCCTCTTCCAGTTCTTCTGGTTCATCTGGATCCTCAGGTTCTTCGGGTTCTTCAGGTTCTTCTGGCAGTAGCGGTAGTTCTGGTGGAGGATATTACGGTGGAGGATATTACGGTGGAGGATATTGATCCCGACGACATTATTGATATGTGTGTAACAAAAGACGGACTAGCACTTATGTACAAGTCCGTCTGTTTTCATTTGGATAAGTGGGCAGGAGGTCATCCTCATGAGCAAGAAGCATTAGTTCAGATGAAAGATAACCTGTTACGGATAATGCTGGAGCAACAATTCAAAAAACCTTAG